TTGACCAAACTGCACAAACTGCCAACGATTATTTCCAGAATATGTACCACTAGATACATCATCTAGACTTAAATCAGTATTGTCTAATTTAAATAATTTAGTGCCACCACCTGCAAACACAGTTACAGTTCCACCAAATTTACCTGCAAATACATTGTTTAAGTTTTCTGATGCAGTAGCAGAATAGTTAGCAGCACCATTAATATATGTATATCCATTTAATACAGGAACGACATTTAATGCCTCACGAACAGATTTGCTGACTGATGGTTGGTCAGGAAGCCACTCATCAAATAATATGCGTTGTGTAGCCATGCTACCCTTTCATAATAAATGCTAGTGCATAGTATGGAGGTAAGTTAGCATTAGTGCCACTTGAACCTTCAGTGCTGTTTGCTACAGTAATTCCAGTAGTGCTTGTGCCTGTAGTATTTCCTTGTGCATAGCTTCCCTCACCAGACCTACTTGGGCCAGAACCAGCATCAGATACTGTAATTGAATGGAAATGTCCGGGGTCTGTAACTGTTGCTGTATGAGTATGACTTACAACAATGGCATCTTTGCTACCACCAGATTGTGTAGCACTTCCTGTAACATTAGTTTTAGCTGCTCCACCATCATCTGCATTTGCACCAATAATAAATTTATTTCTTAAGTCAGGAGTGCTGTTATTACCATCACACAAATACCAACCACTAGGAATAGTTGCAATCGTACCAGACCACATCATAATCATACCAGCTACAAAAGCATTACCTCATGTTGGAGTATTTCCTGAACCTGCTGACAATAATACTTGACCAGTTGTTCCTGCACTTCCATCAAGAGTTAATCCACCTGTAACAGCTAATGTTCCAGACGAAGTTAATGTGCCAGATGATGTGATTGTTCCTGAATTGGTTAGTGAATCACCACTAGAGCCATCTTGAAAGTCTTTAAGATGCCCCATTACAGCTCTAATAGCGTTGTTTATGTTCGAGGGGCTACAGCCCTCTGCGATATTAATGTTTGCTACATCTGTATTACTTGCTGCGGTAGACGAATATTCGCTAATCTTATTTTTTGCCATGTTTTATCCTTGTCGTAACCAATTTTCATTTCCAGCAGATATTTCTGACCAAACTTCTGCACCTGCTGTTATATTTGTCCATGTTTCAGTTCCTACAGGTGAGTCTGTCCATTCTTCACCTAATATAGTTCCTAATGCTGTGATTGTTCCATTAGAGTTTATAATTGCATCACCACTAAATGTAGCATTTCCTAAACATTCTGCTAATGCTGTTGCGTTGATAGAACCATCTGCATCTGCTATTAAACCACCTAATGCTGATACAGTTGCATCACCATCTATGCTTGCACTAGAATATATTTCACTAAATCCGTTAGCAGTAACACTGACATTAGAAAATATAGAACCACTAGCAACTGCAAGAGAAAATCCTTCTGCATCAAATAATGCGTAACCTAATATTGCACCACTATTTGTTCTGATTCGTAAGTAAGAGATAGCAACATCTGCATTACCTGTAATACTTCCAGATGATGTTCTTAACCTTGTTCCATCGATAGTAACAGTTCCACTTGTAGATATATCAGCAGAACTTTCTAATATTAATATGGCATTAGCAGTTAAATTTGCATCAGCAGTAATTGTTGCATCACCAAATAATATAGCACCTGTGCCTAATGTACTAAATGGAGATTGAGAAAATGCAGTAATCCCAAACATTATTCGTCACTTTCAACTTTTATCCAATTTTGAGAGTATTCACTCCATAAATAATGGTTACCATCTGTTGGATATGGAATAGGACTATCCCAAGTCCATGTTGTTGTATTTAAAGTCCATGAGCTATGTGGTTTTGGCTCATAGAAAACATCATATGTAGAATCATATATATAACCTACACCTGCATAATTTCCTCTTAATGCTTTTGATTGGTCTTGAGCAACTGTATTTGAATTTGGCTCATAATAAATACCATGTCTAGTATTATATGATGTTTTAATCCAAGATGTTTTATCTGGTAGCGTATCTATAAATTCTTGTTCGGCAACAATAACCTGACTAACAATACCATCTACTACTTTTGCGTAATGTGCCATAATTTATCCTGTGTATGTTCCTGAAGATGTAAATTTATGATAAGTATAGCCGCCAGATGATACTATTGTTCCACCTGTTCCTCGTTGTGAACCTGCATAACGAACAATTATAATGCCTGAACCACCTGCACCAGAAAGTGAAGAGTTTGCATCACCATAACCACCGCCACCACCTCCTCCAGTGTTTGCAGTTCCATTTGTGCCACTGCCACCATTATTAGCACCAGCACCACCACCACCTGCTCCACCAAGACCTCTGGCTCGTCCATAATCGCTTGAGTATCCGCCTCCACCACCACCTGCATAATAACCAGAAACACCTGACGATGTTGCAGTTGCCCAAGCAGAGTAAGTATTAGTCCCTGCACCACCAGCACCAGCAGTAGTACTTCCTGTTCCACCTACTGCTCCTGCACCACCTCCACCACCTGGTGTGTAATTAGATGAGCCTGAACCCGAACCACCATTATTACCTTGACCAGCAGTTCCTGCACCAGCAGCTCCAGAAGAGTAACTGTTTCCTCCACCAGAACCTCCACTTGCACCAATTTGACTTCCTTGTGAACCTCCGCCACCGCCACCTATTGCAGTCGATGTAAAAGCAGAAGAATTTACTCCATTATAACGAACACCTGTCGTACTTGTTGCAGCACCACCAGCCCCTATGGTAATTGTATTAGATGAACCAGGAGCAACTGCTGCAGTACCATATAAAAAACCACCAGCACCTCCACCACCACCATAGTCATTTCCTCCTCCGCCACCACCTGCAACAATAATATATTCTATGTCATATTTTTGAAGTGGATAGGTTGAATTTAATAAACCTTCTTGAACTTCAGGCAAAGTAAATCTACCTGTTGCAGTACTTTCTGATGTGGTGTTAAATTTACCAACAATTCCGCCATTATGACGTTTCATTAGCTTAATTCCTCGTAAGATACAACGATTTCTAAATCACTGTTAGCAGATGCTTCTGCAGTAATTTTATCGCCTTCTTCAAGATAAATATGTTTACTAATTAAATCTAGTGTTGCATCAGCAGGAACTGTAATCGTATTAGCTAATTTATAAGATGTTGTATTGTCTGCATTATAAAAAGCTACAGTAACGTCAGCATTATTTGTTCCATCAACATTAGCAACATAAATAGCATTTATTTTAAATACTTTTCCACTTGCTGCTGTATTTTCTACAATGTCTGCACTAGATGTAGTTAATGCTGCACCAGTAGTTTTTCCTGTTATGGTTGATACTGATGTAATGTTTGGTGCTGCCATATTAAACTCCGTAAATAAAATTTATTGCAAAAAGTCTGCCTGAATCAACAGATTTTTCAGCAGGATATGTCACAAATACATTGCTTGTGCCTGATAGCGTAATAGCATTACCACTATTGCTAGATTCTAGTATGGTATCACGAGATAGAGTTGTGCCTGATGATGTGTAAGTTCCTAAACCTACTTCCCAATCATTACCAGAAGTTATGGCATAGTATGTTTTATTACCATCACCAATAACAGAGAATGACTGAAATCCTGTTACTGCCCCACCAAGTGTAACTGTACCTGTGCCTGTGGTCGTAGTAGTTTCCTGTACTCTATCCTTAACGACTAATGCCATTATTTATCCTTACGCTAATGTAACTGATAAGTTTCCAGTTGTTATTTTAAAGATGTCACCAGTATCGATTGTTTTGGCTGTGTCGAGTGCTGTATGGAATAATAAGTTACCAGTAGTTAAAGCATCATGTATTCCTATGTGGGTGACAGTCCCCCATGAACCAGTTGCTGTTGGGAATGTGACATCAGCAGAGTTTGTAGATACACCATTAGATGGAGCGCCCATTGTTACTGCTGTTCTTGCATATGAACCACCTGATACTTCCGTACCAGTATCTGCATCGGTTGGGTCTGTTGTGTATAAAGATACATACACTGTTGCTGGTGATGTATATGTTGTGTTACGGAGAACTGCGTTGATTAACGCATTTTCCAAAAAGTCGCTAAATTCAGCCATAATTGTTTCCTTATGAAGTTGTTACGTTTAATGTTGCACTAGAGAATGTTGCACCCTTATCATTTTCTCTAATATTTGCGATTGCTCTATCATACATAGACGACCATACTGCGATTCTTTCATCGTTCATTAAGTATGGTTGTGCTTCTGCTAGAGTTGCGTAGAGTAAAGCATCAGGGAAATATGCTAAATACACATTACTTGCTGTTGATGTGTCTATAAAAGTAGGTTTAGCATAATAGAGTATTTGTACTGTTCTTGTTCCATCAGGAACTGGTGCAAATTGAAACTCAGCACCGAGCATAGTAAAGTGTGTAGGTATACCTGATTCTGTTGTTTTACCATTTCTAAAGAATTTATCAGGTGTTTGAAATTCTAAGTTATATACAGGATTACCTTGTATATGTATTTCTCTTAACTCTAAAAAGTCTACAGGAAATGCTATGTTTTTATCGCCTGCAACAGTAGGTGCAGTAGCTACTTTTAACATCTCTTGCACTCTTAAATCTCTTGAGAGACGTTCTTGTGCTAACTCGATAAAGTCAGGAATAACTGATGTTAAGTCTGACCTTGCAAGGTAGTTTTCTACTGTTGTTACAAAACTTGTATAATTAGTAAATGCCATCTAATTGCCCTTTTAATCGTTCCCAACATTTGTCCATTTCGTCTTGATGCCATTCTGCTGCTGCTAATGACCTTAACCATGGTTCTCTATCAGGATATGTTAATTTTTCTATATCTTCTAATTTGTTTGAAATTGGTATTGCAGGACTGTAATCAGATACAATTACAGGAACTCCATGTACACTTGCCTCTACATCAGCAACACTGCCAAAACTAACTACACAGTGAGCATTTTTAATTGCATTAAGTAATCCGCCTTCTGATTTACGTTTAATAATAATTTTGCGGTCAGAATATTGTCTAATCTCTTCTATGGTTTTATCTAACCAATTATAAGCATTGTAAACAAATGATATTTTATCTGCTGGTGGTAATATGACAATATTATCACCTTTTCTGTATTCTTTTATCTTAGGTATGTCACGATTAGATGGTCTCCAATCGGTGCAGTGGTAATTGTTAATACAGAATCTAGCCCAACTCATATTAAATTCACGATTAAAATAACCATGGTCAATATATATGTAAGGGATGTTTTGTTTACGACATTCTATTTGAATGTTATCGCAGTTGTTTAAATTACCTACAATGATAGGAATGTCTTTACCATTCCAATTCTTTGTAAATTCACCGCCAGAATATTTGTGCAGACGTTTTAATACATTATCACGTCTCTCTACACCAGTTAGAATTAACTGCATGAGAGAACATAAT